TAATAAGATAAGCATCACCAGTCACGAGGTCGAGACCGTCGCTATCGAAGTGTGCCGTCTTAGCACCGCCGGCTCCTACACAAAGCGCGGAACCGTCCCAGTAAATTGCACCGTCAGTTCCTGCGCCGGAGGCGCCGAACCCCATAGTACCCGAAGCCTCGGTGGGATTGTTGGCGTCAGTGTTAATCGCCATCATTTTGTCAGTTTCAACATTAGAGTAATTGAAGTCCATACCGCCCGAAAGCTGTGCCTCCATACTACCCGATTGAAATAAATAAGCCATTTTTAAAAACCCTCCATATTATAGTTTTTTTTAGGCAGGATGCTTGTTATACACCAAGCACCCCAAGCACCACATTTGCATGTGGGCTCGCTATTAATTAGTTGGTAAGAGGCGATAAAAAATCAGTAAATGAAATATTTATTGCTTCCATTACAATAAAGCTGAATAGAAGCATTTGGTGATATCAAAACTATCGAATTTTGACCGTCGATAGTTTGTGATCCAGATGTTAAAACTGTAATGTTATTGTTGTTGGCGTTGTTTGCCTCGTCTTTTATAACATACATCTGACCGCTATCTAACTGAGTCGCATCGGGCAATCTAATCTCAATAGCAACACTACTGGTATCAACTCCCAAGAAATAATCACTTTTAGAAGCGGTGATATGGTTCGTAACCGCAATACGACTGAGGGCTATTCCTCCCCCTAAGATAAGGGATTGTCCATAAAAAGAGGAGGCCGAAATATTAACACTCGAAGAGACACTTCCGCTAATAACAAGCTTATGATTAGGAGTTAAATCTCCTCCAATGTTCAAGCTACTGGTTACATACGCATTAGACGAATCGAGGGTTGTGAAGATACCCGATCCGCCTCCAATTCCCGCAATGTTAGTGAGCCGGCTGCCGTCTCCTTCTAGATAAGAAGCTGATAATCCTATGCTAGCAGTAAGTTCGCCGGTGATGTTTAAAGTCTGCCCATCAAAAGTTATATTTGATTCGCAAGTTATGCCATTAGCATCTCCACCAACATTCGTGAGAAGTCCATTATTGACAGGGTTTGTCACACGGGGAATGTTAATGACACTCGACCCGTCAGAAGTGCTTAAGTTACCTGATACGTACTGCGCAGTGACAGAACCGTCATACCACCCCGCGCCGACTGATCTCTGAGCAATTAGGGTTCCTGATATAGCATTGTACGCCATCCGACACTTTCACCCCTTTAGAATATATACCAGTTATGCCCATCTGAATATAGATTTATTGCAGGCAGACTTCCTGTTAGTATATAGGAGGTTTCCCCATCAATTGTATCAGGAGATGAGCCAGATATATAAATTGCCGTACCAACTCGGGATGTTTGCTCGTCTTTAATAATTCTGAGAGAGCCTGTGCCGGCTAAAGAAGCGCTTGGAAGACGATAGTCTGTATCAGCATCGCCGGCACGGATACCTATAATATAGTCGTCATTAGAGCCAGTGATGCCGGCGACTTCTGTAACTTGAGTATAATTAACGCGAACACCAGGAACCTTAAGAATCGAACTCGCATTGAAATATTCAATATCAAGGCTACTATTGCCATATACTTGCAAAGAGCCACTGATAACTGTGTCTGATGACTCATCGTTGCCAAGATACGATGAGCCCGATATGTATAAACTGCCGGTACGAGTGTGGACGTCCGACGCATCGTTTCCGAAATAAGTAGAACCCGTAGCATCAATGACTGCCACATCTTCAATGTGGAAAGTACTAGCACTAATGGTGCCAGTGACAACTAAGGTGCCTGAAAGCACCAAGGTGTTTGCCGCCAAATTTGAATAGGACGACGTATAAAAAAGAAAATTAGAAGAACCACTAGTGGCGTTAGATCCCGTTACAAACTGAACGGATCCGTCCGGACCGGCTGCTTGGCCGCCTCCGCTTCCGGCTGAACCTGAATCGGTGCAATCAATGTATGCCCATCCAAAGGTGGCCATTTTATCCTACTCCCGATGAACCTGACCAACTGGGACGTCCGGTGCCCATTGATGTGCGTGTTGACGGGATAGAAGTCAGACCAGCTACTACTTCTACTTGGGCCTCTGCAACCCCTATTCCATAGAGCCACAGTTCCGATACTTTTAATTCTAGAACCTCAGAACTGGATCCCGATGCCACTCTAAAATAATTACTTCCTGATACTCCAATTTCAGAAAACCCTACGCGAACGGGCCCGTCATCTACATGAACCTGGACCCATCGAGTTACGAAGGGAAATTCTATTTTTGTTGCATTGTTGCAGCCAAGGGCTGCAACTGCGTATGGTTGTCCGCTGACTTGGTAAGCCCCGACATGGTTTAATCCAACTTCTGCTTTCCATGATGGATTGAAATTTGCCATTATAAAACTCCTAAATTATGCTCGTTTGTTATAAATAGTCTTTAAATTTTTCTATTACGCCTTTCTTGGGCTCTCTTTCTTTTTTGTTCATCTCGCTTTCGTTGGCGCGCTGCGCGAATGCGCTTTTCTTTCTTGGCCACCGAAGGCTTTTTGTAGCGGCGCCCTTCTTTGACGATTTCAACAATTCGTGCTTTTTTTGTTTTTTTGATAAATCTGCGAATCATCCGTTCAGTATTGTTGTGACATTCCCTGCTGGTCACTTTAACGTGTGTGGCGCGCGACATAAAACCTACTTTACCGCTTTCCAAACGGCGGTTGCATTTCCAACTAAGGAACTAATATCTACGCCGGCGTCTCGCGGATCCCCAAGATCAGGATCGCCTTTATTGGGTTCGCGAAATGAAGTAGCGTCAGTGCCTTCAAATAAGTCAACGCCATTATAAGCGTCTTTTCCAATCGATTCCATCAAGCTTTTTCGATATTCATTCACCTTCGCATTAGTCTGCGATGCTTGAGCTTGCATATTCAGTTTTTGTTCGGGTGCGCGGTGGCGGCGCTCAGTCAGCGTGGGCGTCCCTAATCCTTTCGCGACTTCCGAGACCACATTAGATAACATTCCTTCTTCTAATAAAATCTCGTGGATGCACTCTTTAACAAGCGGCTTAATTAATTTTTTTAATTCTGTTTTTTTCACTTATTCGTCTAAGACCTCGTTCAATAATCTATTAATGCGATCTGCTTTGGTAAACACATTTGGTGCTTTTAAGTCTTTAGCTTCTTTCATCATAAAAGCGCCGGGCGTAGAAGGCTCCGATACAAAATCAAAGCAAATCAATTGAAAATCGTCCTCAACAATCGTACGCCCCTCTGACTCGCTCACCGAACCCATGCCCCGAGAGGAGATGCCCAGCTGGGCGCCGCTGTTTACGAGACCGCGCAGGATATTGCCTGAAGGAGTGTCGAGAACTTTAACTTTGCCCATAACACTTTTGTCTTCCATCCATACGGCCGTCACCATATGCGAGGCATTTTTTAAATTAATCACTGAATCGTCCGGATGGTCTAATTCGCCGAGGGCGCGGTTCTCTTTAACAAGTTTGGAGTATGTTTCAATTTCTCTCATCAATACACGATGAGGATAAATGCGCCCATTACCATTCTGGATGTCTGCTTCTTGAAGCTTGCCAGACAACATCATGCCGCCGTTGGCTACATACCTCTTTTCATCTTCGGTCAGTAAATCCTGACAAACGCCGCCTTCGCAGAGCGCATAATATTCACGTAGCAATACTTTACTCATAGTTAAGATCCTTTGCAGCAGCGCCTAACTGGCTGCAGCATCCATTTGTTAGTCCACGTATTTGGTTGCATGTTTAATTCCTTCATCTCCAATAATCATATTGAGAACATATGAGGTTCCCGAGGAGAGACAGCCTAAAAGTAAGTAATTTACCGGCGTTACATCAAAACTAAATAGTTCTGTGTAGGGGGAAAGTAACATTAAAATCCACCCTACATGGAACCCAATACACATTGGACACTTGAAGAGTTCTCCTAGCCACCCTGATGTTGGGCGAATGGCATCTAAGATTTTGCCATATACTAAGATTTGTGTCATGCCATATGCGGCTAACACAAAGTATAATAATTCTGTCATAATTCCTCTAAAGCTTGTTGTAGATCTATGAGCACGGATTCTAAAACTTCTCGCGTGAGACCACTATCACCACCAGTAGCTGATTGTACTTTGGTTATCAGGCCTTGTACTTCTTGTTGGGCACTTGCAAGTACTTTGGCTTTTTCGGCAACGCCTTGTTCTTTCTCTTGGAGTGTGTTTCTCCATATTTCCATTAAGTGTTTCATTTTAAATCGTGTATAAATAGCTAAGCGAATATGGATCGCGAATGTATCCTGGTCGGATTGAGCCCTGATCCGAATGCTGTGGCACTTCCCCTAAATCTGTGGAGTCTTCTTTATCTGGGTGGACAAGTTCGTCATCAGCCATAGAGATAATGGCCTCCGTAGATTCAAAGTAGGGCCTTTCCTCATTAATAAAATTAGAGATGTTGATAAGAGCCATTTTAGCAGTACTAAGGTCGGGTGACGATGCTTCTTCCATCAATGCTTCCAAAGAGCCATAGAAGGAGCCGGCCTGAATTGAATCAGCTATTACCAAACCCTTCTTGCGCAATTCTGCAAACAAGCGGTTCTGCGCTCCGTATACTAAATCGTTTAATGACTCTTTTGGAAAGGCAGTGATCTTGTTGGTCTTTGTGGACAACACAATATCAATATCTCCATGATCAAAAATTAGCAAGTCGCCATTCATGCTTTTGCGAATGTCCATTTCAAGCCGGACGACTGCATTATCGGCGGAGGCGCCTATTCTAATCGTGACTGCCATCTGAGTAGATCTCCCTAACAAGACTTTGTGTCTTGAGTATAGTTAATAGTACATTTTCATTTATGGATTCTTGTGCGAAGGAGTCTAATTTCGAAATAACTTTGGTTGTCTTCTCCATCATTTCAACATCATCTTTAATCTCCGATGCTCCCGAGGCTTCATCTAATTTTTCTTTTAGACGAGAGATTTCCTCATTTAAAAACACTTTTAATTGTAATGCGTTGTCTGCGAACGAAGAAATATAATGTGATAACAACTCCTTTTGCTCTTCAAATAAACGACTATCATACTTATCATTAAATTTAGAAATAAAGGTCTTTACAACCAAATCATCCACTTCTTCTACCGCGAGAGTGCTCTCTTTGGAAGTAGTCATGGATGTAATAATTTCATTTTCTAGAAGTACTTGATCTTTCGGAGATGTCTTTAAAGAAAACATTTGTGAAATAGAGGCCAAAGTTTTATAATTTGGAACAAATGCATTAAACACCGAAGGTTCTAATTCGGTATTGATATCCTTAATAAGATCGCTTTGGGCTACAAAGAGTCCGTGCGGATCTAAAACTCGATGCGCGAGACGTGCTTCACGCAAAATCTTTTCAGAAATAGTCTTCTCCGCTCCTTTCGTTTCATAAAGAGATTGATGGCACTGTAAATCTTGTCGTAAAATTGAACCTTCTGCAAAGTGTTTTTTAATAATTTCTACGATCTTCTTTCGGCGAGTGTTATCTTGCTTCAGAATTGCTGCGGTTATTTCTCTAACCAGAGCCTCGTATACAAAAGCAGTGTTTCTCTTTTTGTTATGCCTTGTTTTCATCTGTGTGCTCCGTTGATTCTAGACTCTTAATAAGATCACGCACTGTTTCATTTATATGAAAAAGTTTGCTTTCTTCTAAAAGCTCTTCTGTTTTATAAGTAGGCTCTTGTTTTTCATAAATACCTGTAGAAAGTCCGCTCATTTTCGCCATGGACTGAATGTCGCCCATCCCTGGTACTATATTTCGTTGAGTGGCGCTCGCCATTTCTCTGCTATATTTAGAAGCATTCGAACGTTTGCGGGCGCCGGCTACGCGGCGGTCGCTGCCGGGATTTTGTGGAGTGCCCTTCTTATGATATACTTTTCCTTTGGATCTATCTTTACCCAAACGTGGTTCATTACGCGAACCGGGCGGTACAGCCAGGAGAGCAGAATCATCGCCTCCTCCTTCGGGTCCTCCGGCATCACTTGCCGGCATTTCTTCGGGCCCCCCACCCAGTTCATCTCCCAAGTCGCCGCCGAGATCGCCGCCCAGGTCGCCGCCAAGATCTCCGCCCATATCTCCACCAAGACCTTCGGCGCCTTCAGCAGCAGCCTGTTCGGCCACTTGTTGAAGCGCGGCATCATGTTTGCGATCATAATACATTTCGCGCTGATTACGAATAAACTCTTCGTTAGACATGCCAAAGATGTTTTCAGTGACCCAGCGGCGGGAGAAATAACCTTCTGTGGCTGCTCCTGCGATGTCGAATTTAGATTTCCAAAATTCAATCTCTTGAAGTTCTGCAATCTTAGAAGGATTGTTGAGGGTTAAATTAAAACTTAGTAAGTCGTCACCTCTAAAGCCTAGGGTGTAAAGATGGATAATTCCCACTTTTGTTAATTCCGCGATAAGGACGCGCTGTAATCTTTGTATGGTGCGGGAGAACCGAATGTCTTTTTGCGCAAGAGTTGTTTTGTCTTCTTCTGCGCCCTCTCCCATTGTAAGATAAGATTGTGGGATCTTTAGTGCAGAGAAGAGCTTGTCGCGCAAATATTTGATATCGTCAATTGCTGTAATATTTTCGCCACCGGCAAGGTTAGTAATCTCTGTTGCAGAACCAGGGCGTACTGGAATAAAATAGTCTTCCTCGATGCTCATAGGATTATATCGCAAATCAACGCGGCCGGTGTCGGGATCAATAACCTGATGTCGTTTGAGTTGTGTTACGATCTTTTCCATATATTGTTCTACATCATTCGGTGGGATCGCACCGACATCAATCTTGAAGACGCGGCGTTCGGATGAACGGACTACTCGATAAGCCATCATTGCATCTTCCATCAATACAAGCTGGCGCCAGATGCGTCTTGCGGGCTCCAAGATAGAAGTACCATAGGGCGCATACTTATCATTTCCTAAAATGCGAAAATGACAGATTTGCCAATTCTCAAATGTGAGACCAGCAGAGTTCCATTGATATTGAATATAGTTGGGGTTGGTGGAATCTTTTCCTTCTAGCCTTTCAACTTCTTGAGAGGGAAGTGCGATTACCGATTGCACTCCATATTTTTCATCGATATCCAAATACAGAAAAAAGTCTCC